GCGAACAGGCCCAGCTCAGGCGACCAGGCGATGGAGTTCCAGTTGTTGTCGGCGGCGCTGGTGCGGATCGTCCAGTTGATCCCGTCAGGCGAGGTCATCACCCGGTTGCCGACGCCGCTGAAGGCCACGGCCGCGAACAGGCCCAGCTCAGGCGACCAGGCGATGTTGCGCCAGTTGTTGTCGGCGGCGCTGGTGCGGATCGTCCAGTTGATCCCGTCAGGCGAGGTCATCACCCGGTTGCCGACGCCGCTGTAGGCCACGGCCGCGAACAGGCCCAGCTCAGGCGACCAGGCGATGCCGAGCCAGCCGTTGTCGGCGGCGCTGGTGCGGATCGTGGGAGACAGTGTCAGGTCGCCTCCCCCCCCACCCGGCGACGCATTGACTAGATAATCGGTATAGGGTCTAGGCGCTAGCACCCCTAGCGCGGGCACGTCGACGTTGTTGTAGGAGAATGGCGCGAATAGAGTGAACGACTCGCCCGCCGGGATGAAGACTTCATCCTGCAGCCGCCAGATCTCCCCGGCGGCTTCCCGCACGCGCGGATGCACGAAGATCTTCACCGTGCCGCGCAGGACCTCCCAGGGTTGCGGCAGCCCGACCTCGCGCTCAAGGTCCACCTGGTGCACCGTCAGCACGAGGTCGTCCATCGAATGCCGGCCGCGGAACCTCGCCTTGCCGTCGGCGGCGATCGTGAACAGACCGAGTTCGCTCTCGGCCAGGTCCTGGATCTCCTCATCCGCCTGCCGCTGGTCGGCCCACCAGTAGCGGATCGTGTCTGCGGAGCCGATCAGATCCCTGCCCCAGATGGTCGGCCACTCGGCGTCGTCCAGCACCAGGCCGATCGCCGCCGCCGTCCCGATGGTCTGCTGCACGGCAATGCTCGCAGTACGCTCCTTGAGCCAGGTCCACCCATCCTCGAGGACCATCTGCACCCGCGGGTTGAGCACGTCGCCTGTAGGCCGGATGTCGGCGATGCGCCCGGCGAGGACGTTCCGGAGCGTCGTGCCGTCATGGACCTGGATCCGGGCATAGTGGCCGGGCTTGACGTTGGGATAGAGCGGCGAGGCTGCGTTGAGCGCGCTGTAGCGGCCCTCCAGGTTCTTCAGGGTGAGCGTCGCCGTGCCCACGGCAAAGCGCTCGAAGCCCTTGCCCTCGGCCTTGATGAAGAAGTCCCGGCCGCGGCGCACCCTGAGGCCCACCAGATTCACGGCCTCATTCACGGCGTCGTAGGTCCCGTCGTCGTTCCAGTCCACCTCGAGGGTCCAGACCGGGGATGGGAACATGTCAGCGGCTCATCCCGAAGGCCTTGCGCACGGCTGCCTCGATGTAGGGCGCCAGGCGCGTCTCGGCCTCGTAGCGATCAGCCAGCGAGACCAGCGGCGAATATTGCAGGCTGATCTGGACGGAGGAGCCACCGAAGCCAGCGGCCGGGATGCCGGCCGATGCGCCGATCGTAGCCAGCGCCGGAAGGGCCGGCGTCGCCAGCCCGACGTTCAGCGCCGGCAGGTGGCCCTCGAGAGCCCGCAGCTGGCCGACGATCCCGCGCAGGCCCAGCTCGAACGGCGTCGGGCTGCCCGGCTCCAGCCAGGAGGGCAGCTTCACCTTGCGGATCATGTCGGCGAAGCTCTTGAGCTTCTCGACGATCCGCTGGATGAGTTCCTGGATCGACTCGAACGGGCCCAGCAGCGGCACCAGGACGTTGTCCTTCCACCACTGGATCGACGGCCCGAGAACTGACTTGATGAAGTCGGCGACGCGTCGGAAGATCGGCATGATCTTCTCGTCGAGGAAGGCCCAGACCTTCTGCAGCGCCGGCCAGAGGACGTTCTCCCACACCGCCGCCAGGACGCGCAGTGCCAGGCCGAGCACGGCGCCGACGACGTCGGCGACGGCCCGAATCACTGGCATGATCGAGTTCTGGAAGAAGTCCCACAGCGCCTCCAGCACAGGCTTGATCTTCTCCTCCCAGATCGCGGTAAGCGTGTCGCGGATCCCGCCCCAGTTGTTCTTCCAGGCTGCAGCGAAGAGGGCAATCAAGGCGACGATCGCCAGGATGGCGATCCCGACGGGGCCCGTGAGCACGCCCGCGATGGCGCCGAGGACCGGCAGGAGCGTCCCGATCGCGCTCACGATCGAGCCGATGATCATCAGCAGCGGGCCGGCCGCCGCGGCGATGCCCAGGATGGTCAGGATGGTCTTCCGCTGCTCGGGGTCGAGCGACATGAACTGAGTGATGAGGCCCTGCACGACCACGATGAGTTCCTTGGCGAGCGGCAGGAGATCGGCACCGATAGCGGCGGCCGCGTCGCTCAGTTGCGCCTTCAGCGTGCGCTGCGAGTTGGCCAGGCCGTCGCTCGTCCGGATGAAGTCGCCTTGCGCGTTGGTCGTCTGCTCCAGGATGAGGGCATAGGCCGCCTGGGCCCGCTGCGCCGGCGTCAGCGCCTCGGACGCCCCCTGGGTCGCCTCTTCCAGTCGCTGCTGGATCTCGGCCACCTTCTGAACTGCATCCCGTGCCTCGAGGGTGTCCTCGCCATAGCGCTGCACCGCCCCCGCCGCCTTGAGCTGCGCCGACTCCAGGTCGATCGTCAGGCCCTGGACCTTCGTCATGTCGACGCTCACGTCGACCAGGCCGAGCTCCATCGCCTTCACGGCGATCGTCGCCGCGTTGAGGTTCACGCCCAGCCGGCGCAACGGCTCGACCTCGCCCACCAGCCCGGCCCTCAAGGCCATCGTCGCCTCGGTCGGGTCGATGTTGTTGAAGGAGGCCAGGTCGGAGGCGAGGGTCACCAGGCCGGTCGACATATCGGCCGAGACCTCCCGCCCCATATCCATCGAGGTGAACAGGTTGCCGAACGTGCCGGCGGCATCCAGCGCCTGCTGTCGGGACTGCCCGAGCGAGGTCGCCGCCGTCTCCGCCCAGGCCTGCACCTCAGCCGCACTCTCGCCAAAGACGACGTTGATCTTGTTGACCGTCTCCTCGAGGTTGCTGCCAGCAGCGATCGCCGCCACGCCGGCGCCAATGATCGGCAGCGTCACGGCTGCCGTCATGCCGCGGCCAGCCGACTGCAGGCCGGCGCCAATGTCGCTCACCCGCCTCCCGACGTCCTGGAGCTTCTCGACGCTCGTGCGCAGGTCCGCGTCGAACTTCGTCGCGTCCAGGAGCAGGCTGACGATCAGACTGGCCAGTGTCGCCATCTAGTTCTTCGCCTGTTTCTTCCTACCCCGCCGCAGGTCGAGACCGCCCAGGGCGGTGTTGAAGAGCTCGGCCATCCTCAGCATCGAGTCCGCGCCCTTCGGCCGCCTCGGCGCGTCGAAGCGCGGCATGAAGTCCAGCGGCCGGAATGGCTTCCGCCGGCGCTTGGGATCCCGGTGAGCGTTGGCCACGGTCGAGGCCACGATCGCCGACCGGAGGTCAGCCCGTTCCTCACCGAAGGGCTCGACCTCGCAGTACGCCATCCACTCGGCGAACTCCCGGCTCGACATCCGCCGCTGGAGTTCGCCGACGGGGATCCCCAGCGCCAGGGCTAGCCGGAACCAGAACCTTCGCTCCGGCCGCCCCCGGAGTTTTTTCCCAGTCCCTCAACGTCTTCCCGGCTGATGCCCGACAGGCGCGAGGCGATGGTGAAGATCCGCGAGAGCGCGGCCGCCGACTTGGCCGCCAGCATCTCGACATCCGCCTCGCTGAAGATCCGCTTGCCTGCCTCGTCGACGGTCGTCGACGCCACGAGCTTCGCCGTCATATTGTGCAGGTCGACGTTGCCCTTGCCGTCGAGCGCGCCGGCCAGGAACGCGTCCCGCTCCCGCCCGGTCATGCCGCGCACGTACAGGTCACCGCCCCACTCCGGCACGTGGACGCGCTCGATCCCGAGATCCTGGACGTCAGCGATCTCGTCACGTGTTAGTACTTTGCCCATGTTCCCTTCCTCTCCGTCGAGCCTGGTAGCGAGCGATCGCGGCATAGCTGCACACCCTGCAGTCGCGGCGAAATCCGCCGCCAGGCAACTTGCGAACGATCAGGTTGTGCCCCTCGAAGGGGTGGCCATGCTTACAGTGCGTCTGCGACCGTTTGTGGATCCCCGACTCACCACGCCTGACATTCTCCGCGTGAGTCACTGCCTCGAGGTGAATTGGATTCACACAGGCCCGGTTGCGACACAAATGGTCAAGCTCCATTCCGCGCGGGATGGATCCAACGTACAGCTCATACGCGACCCTAGACGCCCGCAAGTACTTCATCCCCTTCTTGCGCGAAGAGCCAACGCAGAAGTAGGCGTAGCCGTCCTGACGCAAGGGGCCGGACCATCCCCAACACAACCTTCCCGCCGCTGGGTGGGCGTATTCCAAGAACCGCGCCCGCGCGATCTCGGCAATCACGAAAGCACCGGCTGCCCGGTCACCCGCAGCGTCACCGCCGCGGCCAGGCTGCCCTCGACAGGCTCCCCCGGCTCGAAGCCGGTCACCAGCGCGCTGAAAGCCCAGGTCGTCGCGCCGGCGTCTGGGAACACCAGCTTGAAGCTGCGCTTGACCCGGTTCTTCAGGTCGGCGATCAGCCCCGTCGACGGGTTGTGGGTCGCCTCGGTCGGGACGAAGTTGAGGTCGAAGGTGACCTCCCCCGCCGAGAGAAGCGTGCCGACGTACTCCCGCCAGCCGCCCGCCGATCCGTGGCTGGTCACCTCCTCGGTCCCCTGCTCCAGCTTCGGCCCGCTGATGTCCTTCACCTCGGCGATCGTGGTGAAGTTCTCCGGGGGCCCGGCGCCGTCACCGATCTTCAGCAGCGTTCCGAACGAAGACAATGCGTCGCTCATGGGTCCATGCCTCCTTCTGCATCTCCGATCCTTCTCCGGACGCCCTGCGCGCCGGACGACATCCTTACGCCGGCAGTTCGACCACGCCGAACTTCACCGCGGCGTTCGAGGCCTCCAGGTACACGTAGCCATCCGGGTTCTGCCACCCGAGCGGCAGGAACGGCCCGAGGACGGCGTACGCGCCGGCCGCGAGGTTGTAGGCCGCGATGTCCCCCTTCCGGCCATAGGGGTCATTGACACTGCTGACCGTGACCGTGTAGGCCGAAGCCCCCGTGTTGTGCGCGATCACCAGGTCGCTGCCCTTGGCCAGGAACTCGTTCTTGTTCGTGATGTCGGCCGCCGCCATCGTCAGGACCGCGCCGGTGCTCGCATAGCGGCCAGGCGCGACGGTCTTGGTCAGTATCGTTCGAGCCATGACTTATCCCTCCTCCGCAGGATGCGAGGCGCGATCCTGCACGCTTCAGGATTCCGACTCCGCCGGGCCGGGCGGTGCAGCTACCGCGGGCCGCACCTCGCGGCCGTACCGATCGAAGACGGCCACGAGCGGCCGCTGGGCCTGGGCCCTCGGCGGCTCATGGACCTTCTCAATGTGGGCGCGCATTGCCCCCTCGCCCGCGACGGTGTCGAACGGGCAGAGGCGGCAGCGCCACTGCGGCAGTCCCTTCCAAGTCCCCAGGTCGAAGGCGAGCCCGGGGGCTGCCGTTTCCGTGGAAACGCTCGCAGCTTCCGCCGGCTCGCTGATCTCGTGTTTCTGCTTGCCCATGCCTCACTCCTTGTGCCAGAGCACGACGTCGAGCCGCGACACGGAGGTCTCCTCGCTGTCGAGCTCGTTCTCCACGAATGCCGCCCCGACCTCGACGCCGCCGCCCATCGTCCCCCGGAAGCCGTCCAGCGCCACGCGGACGGCGTTCATCAGGGCCCGCAGCGACGGATAGGTCTCGGCCGCGCCAGTGATCTGAAACCGAGGGGAGGCCAGTCCGGACGGCCCGCTGTGCGATCGCACCCGGGGCCCGGAGACCCGCTGGTAGACCAGGTACGGCAGCGCGGCCTGCTGCGGCGCCTCGATCGGGTAGATCCGATTGCCCACCAGCGCGGAGACGCCTCCGTCGGCCGCCAGGTGACTGTAGAGGGCCTCTTCGATGACCATCGCTCACCCGCGCTCCACCGCGTCCCGCAGGACGTCGCCCACCGCGGCCACGGCCTGCTCCTGTCGGTCGTCGATCGCTGGCCTCAGGAAGGGCTTCGCCGCCATTCCCGGGTGTTGCACCGCCCGGGCAAAGATCTCTGACTCGCCGACCTCGAACTTCAGGGTCCTCCGGACCCGCGGCGTGATCTCGTGGGGATCGGCGCCCAGCTCGAAGAACATGTGATGCCAGTGCTTCTTGTCCGAGCCGATGTCAACCCGGACCTGGCCCCTCCTCCCGAGGACGGTCGTCCGCGTCTTGACGCTGCCCGGGCTCGGCGCCCCCACGTCGGCTGCCTTCTGAATGACGCCGGCGCCCGCCTCGGCCGCGCGCTGAGCCACCGACCGCACCGACTCGGCCCTGGCCAGCAACTTGTCCCGCAGCTCGTCGAGGCCCTTCATCTCCGCCTTGATCCGCGATGAACCGCCGGCCTTCGCCATCTATGCCGCCTCGGTGCACATCAGCTGCAGCTCCCGCCGGCCGGACTCCGGCTCGATCACCGCCTGGATGTCGTAGGTGTGGCTGCCCCATACGACCCGCATCTGGGGCAGGATCCCCGTCCGACAGCGGATCCGGATCCGCGTCGTGAGTTCGGCCTGGAGCTGCCGGGCAGCCAGGTACTCACGCCCCTGCAGCGGCTCGACGCTCGCCCAGACCGTGGCCACCGGACTCCACGTCACCAACTCGCCGCCGAAGGTGTCCCGGGTCGGCACCTTCTGCTGGATCGTCACGCGGTGGCGCAGCCGTCCAGCTCGCATCTACAGGCTCGGCCGCAGCAGCCACATCAGGCGCTCGTAGCCCATCGGCACCTCGCGCGCCGTGACGCCGGCGACAACAACCGCCTCGCGGTTTTCGTACCAGTGGCCGACGAGCAACAGGATGGCCTGCTTAGCCGTCTGCGGCACGGCGGCGGCGCCGCCGTAACCCGCCACGAAGCGCACCGCCACCGCGTCTGCCGACCACAGCGTCGTCGACGGCCAGGTGAAACCGGACTTCAGCACAATCCGCCCGAAGATCTCCGAGACGGCGACCACGTAGTTGCCGGCAGGAAACGTCTGGGTGATTCCGTCTGCGTCCTTGTAGGTGATGCTGGTGACCGACGCCAGCGGCGGCAGCGGCAGCTCGAGCTTCGCCTCCCGGGGGAACGCGTCCAGCACGAGATCCCAGGTCTGCGTAACCAGGGCGCGCCTCGTGTCGGTCTCGAGCTGCTCCCGTGCCGCGGTGACGAGAGAGCCGATCTGCACGTCGTCGTCCGTGATGTCAACGCGCAGATGAGCCTTGGTCTCCACCAGGGTTACCGGCTCAGTGGCCGGCGCGGTCACCAGCACCAGTCCCATCGGTTCCTACCCGCCCTTGCCCTTGCCCTTGGCGGCTTCCCGCTCGGCCTTTTCCCGCGCCTTGCGCTGGGCCTTCGTCTCAGGCTCGGCTGAACTCGCGGCCGCGTCCGGCTTGCCCTCACCCGCTTTCGGGTCAGCCTTACCCGTGGCCGCAGGCGGCACCGCCGTCTCCGGCGGCTTGATCATTTCCGTCTCGATCGGCGCCAGGGCCTTTCCTTCCTTCGCCGGCCGGGCGAAGCCGCCCTCGATCAGTGCCTTAGCCTGGACGGCCGGGAGATCGGCGATCTGCCCGGGCTGGAGCACGCCGTCTGGGCCGGCCAAGAGCGTCACCATCTGGATCCGCATCGGTCACCTCCTGTGCGGAAGTTCCAACTCGTCCCGGCCCGTCAGGCGACCGGAGCCTTGCGCGGATGGCCGCGGATCACGTTGACCCCGTGCGCCATCCCGGTCGTGCCCGACTCAGTCGTGGTCACGCGGATGTAGCGCTCCGTGCCCATGTAGCCGATCCGGTAGATCGTGTTGTCCCCGGTGTCGGCGGCTACCGTCGGCTCCGTGCCCTGCAGGTTGGCATCCGCCACCGCGGTATAGCCGGAGCCGAGGACATCCGACTCCTCCACCTGGAAGACGTGGGATCCGTCGGTCCACAGGCCGCAGTTGATCTCGACCATCGCTCCGTGGAACCCGTGCAGATCGACGCCCACGCCGGTCTGCGCCGTCTTGTAGACGGCCGGGACGAGCGTCTGGACGACGTCCAAGTTGCTGTAGAGATCCATCGCTCTTACCTCCGTGGCCCGGGGATCCCGGGCTGAAAGACCTGGACGGGAGGGCAGCTCGGGCTGCCCTCCCGAATTTCGGTTGCGGTTACGGCAGCTTCACCCGTGCGAACGCCTCGGCCAGGACGGGTTGCCCGTCCGACTCGAGGCGGCCGATGAAGCCGACCTGGTTGCTCTCGGCGTAGAGCTCCTCCAGCCGCTGGACCTCGAACGCCAGGCTGTCGGCGATCCAGTAGAAGCTGAAGTCACCCAGGATCCCGACGTACAGACCCGTGGTGAAGGTGTTCGGCACGTACTCGCCGATGTGGATTGGCAGGTTGAGCAGCCGGTCCGGCTCACCGACGCGGGCCGACTCGCGCCAGATGTACTCGCCGGTGGTCGACTTGATCTTCGCCAGCTGCTTGACCGCGTCGCGGTGGAAGAGCCAGCGCGCCCGCGGCCAGTACGCCGCCTTGAGGAAGTACTTGGCGTTGATCAGCCCGTCGATCGTGATGTCGGTCCCGGACGCAGCCGCCAGAACGTCGCGCGAGGTCGGGATGCCGGAGGCCGAGGCGGTGAAGACACCCAGCGGCCGGCCGGCACCGGAGCCGGTGAGGGCCGCCTTCTCCCACGTGATGGCGAACTTGTAGGCCAGGCGCTCGCGCACCAGGCCCTCGGCGTTCGCGTCTAGGCGCAGCAGCTTGCGGCTGACCTTGATCCGCTTGGCCAGCGGCTTGGGGGCCAGCTCGCGCTTGCCGAAGGACATGGAGCTGTCCTCACCCCCCGTCGCCAGCTCCGAGGTCCATTCGGCATCGGCCGGGTCCGCCTCAAGCGACGGGACGCCCAGGGACTGGGCGGCCTCGACTTGGCGGACCGTGGCCCACTGGCGGATGAGCACCGCGTCGTCGACGGCCTTGATCAGGTCCCGGACGAACTGCATCGGCGCGGTGAGGAAGCCGCCGGAGCTGTCGACGTCCGACTGCAGCGCCCGCAGCTCGGGCCCGACGGTGCCCGACCGGAGGAACCGATCGAACGCGGCGCGGTACTCGGCCGACTCGCGCGGGTCGTTCGATGCCCGCGAGCCATCCGGCTCCGGCTTGTGCGGGGCGGTGAGCGGCTGCTCGAGCTCGCCCTCGAGAGCTCCCTGCCGCTGGGCGCGGTCGATCGTGCCCGTCAGGCCCGTCACCTCGCCCATGATCCGGTCCCACTGAGCCTGCTCTTCGGCCGTCAGAGCGCGCTTCTTGGCCTCGGCCTCGGTGAGCAGGGCACGTCCTTGGGCGACCAGGGCCGCCCGCTTTTCGAGTAGCTCACGCAGATTCATCTCTCATTACCTCTCTCGGGCCCGGATATGCCAGGCCCTGGAACTAGGTGTGCAGCTCCAACTCGCGGCGCATGCGGTCCAGGCGCGCCTGCACCTGGGCCTCATCGCCTTCCCCCGCCTGGGCCGCCTGGCCCCGGGCGGCGGCCAGATGGGACCGCAGCTCTTGGAGTTTCGAGCGCACTTGCGCGCTCGTTTGGGGAAACGCCGGATCTGTGACGACAGATACGTCATAGAGCCACGCGCAACCGCCCCTCTTCAGAGTCCGGTGGAAGACATCCGCTTCATCCGTCTGCCACTCGTCTCCACCGGGCTTGACTCGGAAGGCAAAGGACATCTGGTCGATATCGCCACGGCGCATCGGCTCGAGGACCAGGTCACGGATCAGGTCCGTGCCGGGCGGGTGGATGAGAACCTCCAGCGCCTCGGCCGTATCCTTGAGCCGCAGCGTCCCCGACGTCGTCCGCCCCAGCACGTAGTTCCCGTCGTGGTTGAAAAGGCCACGGACGTCGTTGCCCAGGACATCCTCGAAGAAGCCGGGCTCGATGCGTTCGATGAAGCCGATGTCTTCGGAAGGAACGCCGTAGACGGCCGCCTTGCCCTCGATCCGTGGTTTCTCCGGAGAGCCCGCTACTCGCACTTCGGCCATCCGGAACGTGCGGATCTCGATGTCGGAGGCATTCAGCATCTCCCGCGACCGGAGGGCGGGGGGCTCCATCTCGGCGTCCTCGAGGTGCGCCGCCAGGTGGTCCCAGACTCCCTGGCGATCACCGTCAGGGATGTCGGCGCCGCCACGGGCGCCGTTCAGTGCCGCGATCCCGGCAATACACGCCCGGGCATTGGCGTCGCCCACGTCGCCGGTCTCGGAGCACATGTGATGCGGCAGCTTGTATGCCCCCTTCGTTTCCGGGTCGGCTTCCGGATCCTGCCAGGCAAACATCTGCCGGTAGTAGGCTTCATCGCCGTCGTCTTTCATCCGGCCGACGTGCAGGCCTGCGTCCCATTCGCTGTCCGCCACGCCCGTGTGATGCACTCGAAGCGCTGTCATGTCTCCTCCTTCAGACGGCCGCCGTCGCCATGCAGTCGCAGCCTTCGTGCGCCGGCGGGTGCCTGACGTCGTGGTCGTTCACCAGCGGCGTATCCGCCCCGTCCGGCTTGAACGGGTCGCCGGCAGCCAGGAAGTTGTCGCGGATCCCGATCACGCGGCCATTGAGCCGCGAGCAGTACGGGCAGTTGTCACCTGAGGCGACCCAGCGCAACTTCAGGATCCCAGCGGCCACGAAGACGAACCAGGCCACGGCGTTGTTGGCACGGATCGTCTCCCACGAGGCAGTCTTCTCCGGCCGGCGTTCCTCCCATTCGGAGAATCGTTCGTCCAACGCCTCCAGCGGGTCCCGCCCCGCCTCGACGGCCTCCCGCGCCACTTGCCGGAGCTGGCCGACACTTGAGCCCACATGGCGCGCGGCCAGGGTCTCGCTGTACTCCTCGACGAACTGCTCGAGCTCCGGCGTCACCCCCGGCTCGGCGCCGACCTCGCCGGCGGCCTCCGCCGCCACGACCTCCGCATAACTGCGGAGCACCGGCATCATCTGCCGCCTGACAAAGCCCTCGTGTTCCGCATAGAACTCGTCGAGCCATTCGCTGAATTCGGCAAAGCCCCGCCGCTGGAAATGCTTGCGGGCGCCCTCGCGGACGTCGTGGATCTCGCGGCGAATGATCCGGCGCGCCGAATCGGCAAAGACCGGAGCATAGGCCGTGGCCAGTCGGCGCCGCGAGGCGGCTGCCTGCCGCGAGCGTGCTTCGCTTCCACCCTGCGAGGTGGCAAGGGCCAGTGCTCGCGCCTGGATACCCTCTCCTGCCTGGGAAGCCGGGATCATGTTGAGCGGGATCATGTAGACATCGCCCCCGTCAATGGGGTTCATGTTCTCGAGCTCGCGCACGTCGTTGGCACTGAGCCATCCCCACTGACGGGCGACGCCGTAGGCCCCGAAGCGGGTTTGCGTGTCGCCGCGCAGCAAGGCGTCCACCAGGAACTCGGCAAAGAACCGCCTCCGGTCTGCAAAGGGGATGAAGTCCCGCAGGATGGCCTGCTCCCACCGGACAAGCCACGGCCGCAGGGTGTAAACGACGTGCTCGATGGCCTGGTGCTCGATGTTGGAGAACGTCGCCCGTTCGAGGTCGGCGATCATGTGCGGCCGCACGTTGAACATGCGGGCGATCTCGGTCACCTGGAACTTGCGGGTCTGCAGGAACTGTGAATCCTCGGGCGGGAAGCCGACTTTTTCGACCTTCAGTCCCTCTTCGAGGATGGCCATCCGGTGCTTCTGCTCGAGAGGTCCGTGGCGTGTCTCCCAGGACTTGCGGATGTTCTCGATCGCTTCAGGCTTGAGCTTGCCAGGATATTGGAGCATGAGCCCGGGCGTGGCGTCGTTGTCGAAGAAACGCGCCCCATATTCTTCCGCCGCCACCGTCAGACCGATCGCCTGCCGGGCCAGGGAGATCGGGGAGTAGCCGACGAGGCCGTCGAAACCGAAGCCCCGAATGTGGTGAACGAACTCCTTCCGCAGGACAACCGGCTCTCCACCAACCGAGTCCGGAAGCTGATACACGTATTGGAGCTCGCCCTGGCGCCGGCGGACTTTCATCCGGTCGGGGCGCAGCGGCCACTGGGCCCGGACTCGGCCGAATCCGTCGAGCTCGATCTCCGCGTAGGCATTGCCCCATGTCGCCACATGGCCCATCAAGACCTCGCGGAACTCCAGGCTCGTCATCTCCGGATTCGGCAGATCGTGAAGGAGGGTGTATAGGGGATTCTCAGGAGCGCGGCGCTTCCCGCGAACGGGCAACCGCTCGTAGAGGATGAGCGGCAAGGAGGACACACCCTCGGCGAGGACCCGCACGCACGCTAGCACCGCTGTCACCTGCAGCGCGTTCTCGGGCGTGACGTGGATCCCCGCGGACGTCTCCCAGCCGGAGGCCGAGGCCAGGAGCCATTTCGGCGGTTCCTGCGAAGGCTGGAAGCGCTGCTCCATTGCGCGGACGAGGAGACCCATCAGCTTCGCCCTCCGGCCCGAGGCCGCCGTGCGGCGAGTTCCGCCGACAGGAGCGCACCGGCCATGAGGAGCACCCCCACGACGATGAGCGCCAGAGAGGGAGAGATCAGCCAGAGACCGACGGCCATCATGGCCAAGCCCGCGACGGCCACGAGATCCCGGAGGTCCAGAACGGGCCGCGTCTTCATACGGTCACGATCCCCCGGGTTTCGTACACGGAGCCGGGATCACCCCTGCCGTTGCGCAGCGCCCGATCCAGCGCCATGATCCCCGCCACGATGCCGTCG